TCATAACCAAGTTGCTCGTAATGATCATCTGCCTTGATCTTAACGCTTGATGCTGCTCCAACAAAAGAGTTAGTCAGTTGATCATCATCTGCTCTTACAACTTGTAGAGTTCCTCCATATGCTAAGTATGAGGATGCTACCATCCAAGATTCATACTGCTTTCCTGTCTCATATGGTCCACCAAAGATTTTAAGAAGATCTGCCTCACTCGTAGTGAGAAACGGCGAATCAACTGGTCCTTGGGCAAAAGGTGCAACTATTGCACCGATAGAAGCTGATGTTGCATCAACTCTTCCAATCGTAAGATCTACTTCTCTTACTACAATTCCAGGAGATGCTAAATTTAGTGGCATCTTTATGTTCTCCTCTTTCCAGAATATTTCTAAAACTATTTAGAATAAGGGGCATTTTCAATGGGAAAACAGTGCGTAAACATCACCAATCTGGGTACTCTTCACGTATTATTATAATCTTTTTTCTATTTCTTATGACTCTATTTTTCATACAGTCTTTACATTCATAAGAATATGATGATGGTAGAGATCCCTTATTTTTTCTAGTTCGATAATAATCTTCCAATAGGTTCTTGACTTCTCCACAGGTCTTACATCTTCTATCAAGAAATAAAAGATGTTCTAAATCAACCTGCTCATCAAGATCCATTACTGATAATCCCACATATAAGAACGGTCTCCATATTCATCAATATGCCATGTATCACCAGAATTATCTACAAATGAAGTTTCACCTAGACCATCATCCAAAAATCCAAATGGTGCCATATCTTGATCAATTTGATTTTTTTGTTCTTCGTAGATTCTTTTTCGGACATCATTGTCCGTCATCTCTTTAAAATATTCTTGTGCTACTAACCAAGCAAAAATGACAAGACACATTGCAAGGTCATCATTACATCCCTCTTCTGCTTCAAAGGAATTGTGCTTTTGTGCAAAGGTGGTCAATTCGGAAATAATTTCATAATCTAATGTAAGTAACTTATAATCTTCAACCATCATCTTAAGGTTTGAACAACCAAGTTTCTTAACTTGTGCAGTTGTTCTTACGCCCATCTGCGATTTCTTACCAGAAAAACCATGACCAACAACTTGACCAGCACGACCTCTCATTGCTGCCATCAACATATTGTCGTATTCCAAATCATAATGGAGAATGTTTGCCACCTGCTCTCCAATATCATTGACTTCTACCAATACCCAAGCGTTATCATACCCTTTCGCGGTTTGTTGTATAATATTTGGGAATAACATTGGTTTTACCTCATTATTCCTATATTTTGCAACTACTTTGTATGGAAATTCTGTAATATCAAATACGATAAATGCGGAATAATCTTTACCCAACCCACGAGCAACATCGACAGTAAGAAGGTAGTTATGTTCCGGTTTATATTCTTCGTATATATCTAACCCAGCATTCTTTTTGATAGGATCTTCATAGATAAGATTTTTAAGAATCGCAGGATTGATTAGTGTATTGACTGATCCAAGGAACTCACACTCAAACTCAACTTTAAACTGCTGCTCAGAAGTATTGGCAATAGTCTGTTCCTTCCAAACATCATCTCTACCGGGGACTTCAGACCAATGAACGTCGGTTGGTATGTATTCATTTTTACCTTTTTCTGCATCGTGCCACATACGGTAGAAGTGATTCATACCATGTGGCGTGGATACAATAATTACTTTGGTGTTTTTGCCAGAAGTAATAGTAGGATAAACAGATGCAAAGAACGAGTCTGCAACATGGTTTGGAACGAACGCAAACTCGTCGAGGAAGAGGATGTTAAACGACATGCCTCGGACAGCACTTGCAGACGTAGAAGATGCCAGTATCTTACTCCCATTCTCTAACTCCATCGATCCTTTATTCCAGGATAGTATACCCTGCTGCATCCATTTAGGCAAGTTCTCATATGCAGTTTGCAGTCTGCTTAATAATTCTCTAGCTGTTGCTGCTTTGTTAGCAAGAATGCCAATATTTACACTATCGTTAAAAACTGCATAATGAAGTAAATATGATACCACAGTTGTAGATTTGCCAGTCTGACGTGGCATCTTACATATGTTGAATCTGTTGTTATGAAAATTATGAATTAATTTTTCTTGAAAATCATATGGACGGAACTGTGTTAGACCCTCATCAAGTGAAATGATTTTAATGTAGTTATTGGCAAAATATGCAGGATCTTCTTTACATTTGAGGAACTCAATGATTTGATCCTCTGTAAATTCAATCTCCGTATTTGCTTTTTTTAAATTCGGATTACCAAGATATACTTCACTCATAAACTAATCAACAATTCCAAGCTCTCAATGATTTATTTATTCTTGAGTTTGGATCGTTAGCAGTTTTGGAAGAAGTTAGTTTCTTTTTCATTCCCTTCATTCTTGCACAGAATGATGATCTACGCTTATTACCAACTTCTTTCGAAGGTCTCTTGAGATCAGATCCAGGGTTCTCACGCTCATAGGACTTTCTGCCCTTTTCGTTTAATCCACCCTCTGGATCCTTACCGGACTTTTTTGTCCAGTCTTCTCCAAGAACATCTTGATTGGTGATCAAGTTTGTAGTTTCATAATCAGTTGGAATATAATTATCTCTCCAGTTAGAGAAACCTTCTTTCTTCACACAGTTGTTATAGGTCTTACCAAACATTTTTTTGGTGCCTTTCTTTTCATATCCAGGCCAGCACTTCTTTGCTTCTTCAATAGCATCAGCAACAGCAGAAACTTTTTTAGATTGCTGTGAATGCAGTTTAGATGCACCTTTCAATTGTGATGAAATTTCTTTCAATTTATCTTTCTTTGATTCGCCAAGTTCAAACTCTTCTTTCTTGGTTTTGTTCCCCCAGTTTTTAGCGCCAACCTTACGACACTTGACTAAAGCACCAGAAGCATAAGCAGAAGGCCATACATCATAACGAGACTTGACCTTATTATAACAAGCATCTTTCTTACCCTCATCAACTAGTTCACCTTCTGGTTCAAATGATTGATTCAACATTTTATTATATTTCATATTTCTATCACCCAATGCAGCACCAACTCTGTTGACTACACCACCACCCTTAGATCCAGGTAAAACTTCTTTTTTAACTTGTTTTTTGGCGAGAGGATTCTTGATATCTAGATTGGGATGTCCAATATATCCATCACCGGGTTTACCAGCTAAAAACTCATCAAGTTGTTCTAAGTCTTTTCTCCAGTTTGAATAAGATTCTTGAGTCACGATTTTTGCCTTCCCTTTTCTAGTTGGATTTGGATCTTCTGCTCTCTTTTTAGAAGCACGTTTGTTTCTTTCATCTTTACTCATTGATGCACGGTCATCTGCATCACGACAATATGGTTTTGTTTTCTGTCCTGGTTGTTTTGCACAAGGTTTCCCATCATACTTACCACCAGTCTGTTTCCATCCACCACCCTTAAACCAATCACGAAGAGAATATCCTTTATCCTTAGAAGACTTGCCGTCACTTTCTACAATACTTTTCATATATTTGCTACTCAAACCTTCGCTTACTCCTCCTCCTCCATTACCACCGTTGGATCCAGAAGAGCCACTCCCATTACCATTACCACCATTGCCATTACCATTGCCATTAGAAACATTGCCATTTCCATTCTTCTTAGTTTCGGTTTCACTATTATCTTCAGACTTTTCTTCTTCTCTTTCTCTACGGAGATAACCACCTAGACCTACACGATATCCACCAGGGATTCGCTTACACTTTTTATCAGTATGGCAGTAGTAATAACCCTGCTTACACTTTTTCATTCTTATTAGAATTGGTAGTATTACTATTTAGAAAACCTTGTTTTAATAGTTTTTGTAGTTCTGTTGTAGACCCTACAAACACTGCATTGTTGGTAACACTGTTAGGACCACTCTTAGTATTATTTTCTTCAAGATCTTTGAGTTTCTTTTGAAGATCTGCTAGTTTATCAGTTGTATCTGCAACACTTTTAATTAACTGTCCAGCAACTTCATATGCTCTAGGACTTGCACTTTCACCTGCAAGTTCCATAATTCCATTAATTGCTTCTTGACCCTTTTCTATTAAAGAATATAAATTGGCACGAGTGTACTCATAGTCCTTTTGTATATGAGTATTTTCTTCCGGTCTTTTAATAGGAACGTGTTTTTCTTTTTCTACAATACTACTCTCCACATTAAGTGCATCATCAATAGCGTCAAATTTAGACATAATAGTTAGATATCAATTTTTCTTGTGGGACTGTATGCTTTGCTATCACCAAGATATGTAAAGGATTCATTGAAACCAAAATCATCTTCTGGTTCAATCAATACATCATCGGCAGCAGTAAGTAGATTGATAATTGCATTTTTCAAATGCGTTGCCTTAACTGTTGAGTCATAACCTCTTTCAACATAAAGTTGAGTAGAAGTTGGAATAGAGTCAACATACATTATCTCATTATCTATGATAATTCTATTTCCTATTTCAAAATTGGAACTATCTACAACAGGAATTAAAGTCTCTGTATCATTAATTGTTAGAGTAAGATCTCCAGTTTGATCATTATCATAATCTTTCTTCGCTTTAGGAGTTACAACGTAACGCATCTGCCTTGTAGCAGTCTTCGTATTGGTAGAAGCATAAGTGTCCACAGTAACTTTTTTGATAAGACCTTCTGGACTATCAGCAATTCCACCGAATAGATATGTTTTGGCAGTAAAGTTCAGTGTGTATATTAATGCTCTTCTACTACTAAAGTCTCCCTCATAATCATCCTGCATTGAAATATTGTTCAAAATTATAGGAATATCCCTCTTTTCGCCAATAGAATCTACTAAGTTAATTGTAATATTAAATGATGGTTGAAAATATGGAAGAATCTGCTCAACAATCTGCAAAGCATCATCATTTAACTTGCAGAAAATATTCAATTGAAAACCAATATTATATGGAACAGGCATATAAACCTTTTTCATTTGACTATTATTTGTAGTCTTAAAGGTTTGAGTAATTCCTGCTTTTCTTGAGGAATCATATTCTAAAGATGTCATCTCAAATGACATTCTTGGCAGTGTTATCTGAACAGCTTTATTTAAATTTGCTTGCTGATCAATTCTTGCTAAAAATTTCTGTGCAGGTCCATATGCTAAAGCAACTTTCTGATCACTGATAACTTGTCCTTGTTCATTTTTGTGCTGAATTGAAATGCCATTGAAGAGAGTACCAAAACCAATGATAGTCTTTCTAATGATCTCGTGATAAAAATAATTGCCTAACATTAATATGAACCAAATGGGTTAGATTCTGAGAAGTCTAAGATGAGATCTGACTCATCTTCTAATTCGTCGTTTTGTTGGTATTTATCTGTCAGAGTGGTACTTGCACCTCCAACATACTGAATATCATATGCTGCTGTAGATTTAGCACCAGTAATTTGTTCACCGGCAAAGAATCTTCCAGTAACAATACCAACCTCTAAGATATTCGTATCAGTATCCCAACGCTTGACACGAGCAGTGGTGTTTGATTCCTCTCCAGTAACAAGTTCATTGAACCAGAAAGTTCCAACTCCAACGGTTGCGGCAGTTCCAACAGTAACAGTTGGTGCAGATCCAAGATATCCAGCACCAGCATCTGTGATACGAACTGCGCTAATAGTACCTGCAGAACTAACAACTGCTTCTCCAGTAGCACGGATATTTGGTGAAAGTGATGCTGCAGCAACTGATATTGAAGGAACGGTGCTATATCCAACGCCACCGTCCGAAACACTAAATCTAACAACACCTCTCTTGTCAGTATTAATTCCACAAGTTGCTGCGGCACCTGCTCCGCCACCACCAGTAAATGTCATTGTTGGTGTAGAACCTGTATATCCAGTACCAGCATTTGTTATCAAAACTTTATCAACAGAGGTTATTCCACCTCTAGTTGTTGTGATTGCAACAGCAGATGCAGTAGTTCCTGTTGCCACTACAGTTCCATCTGGTCCTGTTGGGGCCGAGAATGTTACAGTAGGAGTACTTGTATATCCAAAACCATCATTGTTTAGGAATACCTGTCTAACATATCCAGTTCCAACATGTGCAGTTACGGAAGCATTAGTTCCTGTAGAGAACAGTTGCAATTCAATAATATTGCCTCTATCTTCAATTGTCTTATCTATTTCATCGATAGAAGTATCAATAACTTCATCCTCATATTCAAAGAGTTCGCACTGAATTTCGTAAACATAATTTTTACCTAACTGATAGAAAGGATTTTCATGCTCTACAAACTTGACTTCAAATAATCTTTGTCCGAGAGGAAAATATACTAAATCTCCTTCTCTTGGTCTTGATGCAAGTTCAATCTCAAGATCATTTTCATCTTCTAAAAATGGTGAGATAAAGTCTTCAAATCTTTCTTTAGATATGGTAAGACTTACTTCATCTCTAACACTAACACCAAATTTTGTCATAATGTCGCCAGCGCCACCATAACCATCAAAGTTATTAAGATATGCTTCTAATAAAAAATTATCATCAAATTTTGAAGATTGAATTTCTTCTAGAATGGTCTGTCTTCTGACCATTTTTCTTGGGATATATGTAATTTCTACCCCGTATATTTTTAGTTGCTCATTGATAAGGTCCTGAATAAGATTTTGTTCAGATCTAGAACCTTGCAGAAAGAAGGGATTTAAAGCCATTATCCAATACAATCGAGGGGTGGAATTTCAAAATCCATTGACATTCTTGACATCAATTCCGATATTTCTCGATCACCGTCATCATATATTTGTCTCCCATTTAATTCAATTCCTCCAGGGAGTTTAACTCCACCAAACTTGATTAAATTGGATCCCCACTGTCTCTTAATTAACGAAGTAAGATACTTTTTAATAAAACTATCGTTATATACTTGAGTAAATGTTTCCGGATCTAAAGCACGATAACAATCAATGATAATAAAATCATCTACGTTTTGTGCTCCCCAGTCAATATCCAAATATAATCTATCCGATCTCTTATTAAATCTTATCTGCTTATCTGTAGTGAGAAGA